AAGGGCACAGCGCAAATATGCTCAATAAGTTATGAGCTTAAGTGGGAAGCAGGGCGATTGTACTACATGCAGCAAGACGGCTTTACAATTCGCGATGTAACTCACAACTTTACCTTTGTGCCTCAAGTAACTGATGACAGCTCCAAGGGCTTTGTAGTAGGTTCTCGATGGAGCTTGGATGATGGCACTGTTTACCTATGCTCTGATGATACAATCGGTGCCGCTGTTTGGGCAGTTGTAACAGTTGGCGGAGTTACATCGGTGACAGCAAGTTCGCCCTTGTCTTCTACTGGAGGCACTACTCCAGACATCAGCATCACTCAAGCCGATGCAAGCACTGATGGATACTTGACATCAACCGATTGGAATACATTTGATGGCAAGTTTGATGTGCCGACAGGAACAAATGCTGACTACCTTGATGGCACTGGAACACCGACATTGTTCCCGACATTGCCAACGGGCACTGTCACATCGGTTGACCTCACGATGCCTGTTGCATTCACTGTCACTGGTAACCCTGTGACATCGAGCGGAACATTGGCTGTTGCAGCGGCAGGAGTTGCAACGCAGTACATCAGAGGCGATGGGCAGCTTGCTAACTTCCCAACATCAACTGGCGGAGGCGCATCAGTTAACTACTACCTCAACGGCTCGGTTGCTCAAGGTACATTTGGTGGTGTGGCAATGCGTGAGATTAACAAAGTACCAGTCATTGGATTAGGAACAGATTTCACTATCAATGCAGATGGCTATATTCAATCATTTATCACAGATGCCAATGATCCAAATCAGTTGGAGATTCCTGCTGGTAATTGGAACTTTGAAACTTACTTTAGCGCATCAAGCAACGGAGGTACTCCAAGATTCTACATTGAACTTTACAAGTGGAATGGGGCTGCATTGACATTGATTGCATCAAGCTCTGCAAATCCTGAGTTTATAACCTCTGGCACTGCAATCGACTTGTACTTGACTGCATTAGCAGTACCACAGACAACACTTGCTGCAACAGACAGACTTGCTGTGCGTATCTATGTGATACATAGCGGTCGCACAATAACATTGCACACAGAGGACAATCACTTGAGTCAGATTATTACGACCTTCTCCACTGGCTTGACTTCGCTTAATGGACTGACTGCTCAGACTCAGCTGCTCGGAGTTGGAACATCTGGCACTGACTTCGGTATATCATCTGCAACAGATACGCATACATTCAACCTACCAACTGCAAGTGCTGCTAACAGAGGTGCGCTGAGCACAGCTGATTGGACAACATTCAACGGCAAGCAAGATGCTTTGTCAAGTGGTGTAAACATCAAGACCATCAACTCGACCTCGATACTTGGCAGCGGCAACTATGCCACTCCGTTCGAGCTTGTTGTTGCAGCATCAGATGAGACCACTGCATTAACTACTGGTCTTGCTAAGATTACTTTTAGGATGCCGAGAGCGGTGACACTTACAGCGGTAAGAGCATCACTCACAACGGCTCAAGCAAGTGGCAGCATCTTCACCGTTGACATCAACGAAGGCGGTGCAAGCATTCTAAGCACTAAGCTGACAATCGACAACACAGAGAAGACAAGCACAACGGCTGCGACTCCTCCAGTGATAAGTGACACGGCACTTGCTGATGATGCAGAAATAACAATCGACATCGACCAGATTGGCAATGGCACTGCGAAAGGATTGAAGGTAATGTTAATAGGCAACTACGCATGAGTTTTTTAGTCAACCCATATTTGTATGCACCTAGTTGCGCTGATGCTGATGCACTTGCATTCCTATCGGCTGCAGGTATAACTGATGCAACTATCACATCTGCCATTTGCACATTGGTCACAACAATGAAAGCAGATGGAACATGGGCAAAGTGTAGTGCGATTTATCCGATGGTAGGAGGAACAGCAACAACTCACAAGTTTAACCTTAAAAACCCTGCTGATACTAACGCTGCATTCCGCTTGGTATTCTCAGGAGGTTGGACTCACTCGGCTAATGGAGCATTGCCAAATGGAAGTAATTCTTTTGCTAATACATTTGTATTGCCTTCAACTGCATTTTCATCAAATCAAAATATAAATATAAGCTATTATTCAAGAACAAGTAATAACACAACTGGATATGAATTTGGTGTAAGTTATGACAATTTTAGTGCAAGATTTGGTTTAATAGCTCGTTATTTTAATCTAAATTCTGCTTATGCTTTTTTTGGAGCTAATGTAGCTGGTACAAATCCTGATAGTAGAGGATTTTATTCTGCTAATTCTGTTTCATCAGGTGTTCAAGTTGTTAAAAATGGAAGTGTCTTAACTACAGGAGCAGTAGCAACTACCAATTTAGCATTATTTACTGGTACTAATACGGTAGTTTTAGCAGCAGAAAGAAGAAATGGTGTTCCAATAGAATATTCATCTAAAGAGTGCGCTTTTGCATCTTTAGGTAGCGGATTAACAGCAACTGAGTTAGTTAATTATTATAATTCAGTACAAGCATTTAACACAACCTTATCCCGTCAAGTATAATGCAAGTTCACCTACTCACATACGAAGAGGCTCAGAGTCTTATTGGCATTCAGTTTATGCCCGATAATTATTTTAACCCTATAATGGATGCTGACGGCAATCACATCATCAGCATAGAAGAAGTTGAGCAGTGCTCAATTGATTGGGTGAAAGCCTTACCTTTGATAACTTACAAACCTATAATATTCGAATCATGGCAGGAGTAAAAATTACAGACTTAGGAATATTGACCACAGCGGTTGATGCAGACTTACTATACATCGTGGATGTGAGCGACACATCGCAATCCCCTCAGGGTACATCCAAGCAGATTGAGGTGGGAAATATGTTTCCAAGCGGAACATGGACACCGACCATAAATACTAATTATGATGCAGTTACAGTTGATAGTGCTATTTATTCTGTAACAGGAAATGTGGTTTCTTTTACCCTTTATAATGTAGATATTAATAATAATACTTCTGCTCTTTTAGATGGATTCGCTTCATTCACACCTCCATCGGGTTTGGATATTTCCACAATAGGAGCTTGTTTTAATGTAACAAGTTTTATTAATGATTTTATTGATTCAGGTCCTGATACATCAGTCTTTTTAGATTCAGGATTAATAAAACTTCAAATTACTAATTCTGTAACGGAATTTGATAAAATAAAAGGAACAATTCAGGGGCAATATACTTTATCATGAAGACCTCATCTAACGGCATCCGACTCTTACAGGAGTTTGAGGGATTGCGCTTGACAAGCTACCTCTGCTCGGCAGGAGTGCCAACCATTGGCTATGGCGCAACCTACTATGCAGATGGCAGCAAGGTGAAGCTCGGGCAGACCATAACGCGAGACCAAGCTGATCAGCTGCTTAAGGATCACCTTAAGGAGTTTGAGGGCAGCGTGGTTGGTCTGCTTAACACAACCAAGGTGAACCAGAACCAGTTCGATGCCCTTGTAAGTTTCTGCTTTAACCTCGGCGCAGGCAACCTTGCTAAGTCGCAGCTGTTGAGGTTTGTAAAAGCCAACCCGAAAGATCCGAAGATTGCAGCTGAGTTCGCCAAGTGGAACAGGGCAGGCGGTGAGGTATCTCGTGGCCTTGTAAGAAGAAGGAAAAAAGAAGCGGAACTATATTTTGCAGCAGTTGTATAATAGATATTTGCTAAGGCATAAGACAGAGCCATTTGTGATGCTTGACGAAATGGATCTAACCTTCGAGCAGTTTGTTGAGAAATTAAAATCATCATACGTTTTTAATCACATGTGGGGCAATGACGACAAGAAAGAAAGTAAGTAAGCCAAGGCAAGTGCTTGATATTATAATCAAGCATTGGCGGCCAACAATTGGCAGCTTGGTGATTCTTAGTTCAGTCTTCGCTCTTATCTTCAAGCAGATTACAACAGAGACACTTGCAGCAATTGTGGCGGCAATGGTCGCAGCAGGATACATACCAAAAAGCAATGACAATGGATGAAGGAAGAGACTCAACATATACTACACTCGATGAAGGGTGCGTGGTGGGTATTGGCTGCAAAGTCCATACGCATCATCATGTAATTAAACTAGAGCCGCAGGTTGTGTATAAGTCAATGGAGAAATTCACTATCTTTGGCAAGCAATATTGCACTAATCAATGGGGGCAAACTTTCGAGATTGCTGCCGATGAGCCAGTGCCAGAGCCAAAGCCGATGCAACAATTCTACGCAAGCGATACAATTCAACCTACAACATCTGCATTCTTGCTTGCTCCTAAGCCAGAGGCAAAGATTATCATCAAGCCTCGGACTGAGTTCACCGAGTATAAGCCGAGTATGGATGGGCCTGTGATGGGCATGCTTTTGACTTTTACAATTTACCTCACAGCGCAATGGGCATGGAGCTCGATGGGTGCATGGAATAACCTTTATAGCGAACTCTCTGCATGTCTTCGCTCTTCATCCTAGAACATTCAATCGACCTCTTCTATGTCGTGACAGATAGTGATGGGAAGATATACACCAACAACGAGCTCTTCAAGAACTATGTCAGCCATATTAAGCCGACAAAGATCACCGACATCATAAGCATTGAAGGAGATAAGCAAGATTTCATTGAGGCAATTGCAAGAGCTCGCAAGCATTCACCTGAGCCTTCAAGAGTATATGCTCGGACAAGACAGAAGAACGCAAGCGATAGATATAATGTTTGGAACTGCTTTGCGATTGATGATACTCTTCACTTTGTTGGCATCCAGATAGTCGATGTAACTTCAATCAGCTCGCATGAGCATGAGCGGCAAAAGAACCTACTTGAGGAGTTTCGCTTTATGCTTTCTCATGAGCTCCGCCAACCACTTACCAACATAGCAGGCCTTGTGAATATGCTAATGCAGCATCAAGTCGCAAGCGATGTTGATCGCAAGGAACTGCTTGGCATGATACATACTTCAGTGAACAAGCTTGATGATGCAATCAAGGCACTTGTTAAGAAAGCAGCTCGGGAGTTATGACAGATCAGCAAGCGGATGAAAGACTGGTTAAGGTTGCCGCTTGGTATGTGATTGAGAGAGGCATGCCGGTATGCGTGGCACTGCAAATTTTGCAAGCAGAGCTCAAGGATAAAAGAGAATTTTGGGAGTCATCAAAACAACTTATTAAACTCATACAAGATGGAGTCTGTATATAAGTACATCAGCTTTGCCACAATCATAGTGCTTCTATTCCTACTGCTAAAAACTTGCAGCAATGGAGTCGAAGCAGATTATCGCCTTAAGCACACGATATATGAGGACAGCGTACTTATCGCCTCGCAGAAGAAGATAATCGCACAGGGCTCATCTGATGCAGCAAAACAAGCACAGCAAATCGCAGAGCTCGAAGTGAAAGTAAAGAACGCAAGCGAGGTTGTAAAGATTGAGACCAGGACAATCATCAAAACGCAGATTAAGCTAGGCGATACTGTAATGGTGCAAGGCAAGCCATACATCCAACTGCCAAAGCCATTCCTTAAAACAACCGAGTGGTACACAATCGGTGGCATGATTAATAGACTAGGGTGGTTGCAGATTGATTCGCTTGTGATTCCGGCTAAGTTCACTTATGCAGTTGGTGACACCATGCGCACTGGCTTCATGAATAGGCTGCTTAAGAAGAAGGACACGGTGGTCCGCTTGAGAGTCGACAATCCCAATGTGCAAGTTGTGG